GTAGAACCCTTCAATAAAAAAAGGGATTCTGAGCGTGCGCCCTTGCGTATGTTACATGACCTGCATGAGGCTACTAAGTTGTCCATCTCATGACCACCACCTGCTTTGCGTGGTATTACATGGTCAACCTCTGTTGCTACCTCACCACAATATGCACAGGTATAAGCATCGCGTGCTAACACACGCAACCTCTGCTTCTTCCAATGACCAGTGCTTAGGTCATCACCTCTTAATGCCATCCTCTGTGCTTCCAATGTTTAAGCGCCTTACATGTATCAGGCTGCATACCCTCTATTGTACGCACATATCCATAACGATTACCTATATAACGCAAACCCCAATCAATTTGTTGTAAAGGATTAGCAGTTCTTAACCACTCACTCTTGCCCTGTGGTATTCCATACACCTTATGTGTACCTTCTAGATTACCTACTGCTTTATAGTTCCAGGCTGATTCTTTTCCGTACAAAGTAGCAACACATTTGTACAATTTAATTGTCAATTGACCTTTTGCATACTCTTTTGAAGTAAGTCTTTTATTTGGGTCGTTTGTTGCAGTTGCAGCAGATACGAAGGAGAAGCATAGAGCCGCCCCTAACACGATTGCTACCGAGCGAACTAACCGCTTCACGGTTCGCTCTGAGCAGTTTGGCTGCTCTAGCCCTCTGAGTGTACTGGTCATGTCAAATCCATTTCTATAAGTGCTGGTCAGGACGGCGTTTCTATTTGTCGGTTGAATAGAATCCTTTCCCTTTGAATACCAAACCAGGTACTGAGTAGATGCGATTGGCCTGTGCGCCACAATCAGTGCAGCGCACTAAGTCATGGTCCATTGATAGTTCTAACTCCATCTGTGTATTACAGATAGGACAGCGATATTCATACATTGGCATTAGGCGCTTCTTTCTCACAGGTTTTGCACTCCCACCATTTAATCTTCTGAGTACCACATTGATTACATCTTTCGATTGACTCTTCCCAATTTATATCTACTGGTAATCGGTCATAGTCTGCTTTGCGTAATAACTCCACCAAATCACTCAAAGTCAACATACAGACGAACTCCTCGACTGATGCTTCCCCTTGCCCATTGAGTCTGAAACACGCAAATCCCAATTCCCCCGATTTGGAAGTGCGTGCTTTGATTTGGCGAAGTGTCCCTTTGATGTCAAGTGAGTTACGCGCCTTCACCTCTACGTCGAACGGAACGTTTGAGATGTCCTTGCCTTGACCTCTTCCTACGCTAGCGCTTGGCCACCATTGCTGCAAATATGATGCAACCAAACGCTCAGTGGCGTAGCCACGATGTTTACGGCTCTGTTGGCTCATCAGGCTCTTTGGTATATGTCACTGCAATATGATTTACTGCGTGACATTTTAGACAGGTTATGAAAACCTCATCATTAGCCCTTGGAGTAATAGCCACAGGCTCATTGCATAAATCGCAATAGATAACAATATCCTGCGGTTCTTCGAACTCTCCTCCCAGGATGGTTGCATTGCCATTATCAAATATTATCATTTCACCCATTTATTTGCTCATAACTGCTAGTAGGTCATTTACTGTAATGAGAAAACCTCGGCTTTTATTTGGAGGAATCTCACAATTGATTACACGACCATATAGTTCTACGGCCTTAACCAAATTAATTGTTGGAATCATTAATACGCTTTCTTCTAACACGAAAGCCCAATAATCTGCTTTTGTTACAGAGATGCCTGAAGGTTGCCAAGATTGCGTACTGTTGTACCAACAATCAAACTCTATGTATAAGTTGCCAGTTTCATGCCATCTACGGTCACGCTTAACTTCAACTGTTTTGCCACTGGTAAGCAATTCCTCAACTAACTGCTCACCCGCATAGCCATAACGAAAGTCTAAGTCAAACGATGAAAGAGTTGTCATGCTCTAGCCTTTTGTGGTTGCCATTGGCCTAAACTGTTTAGTTCTAACCAAATGCGTTCAGGGTCGCATGGCTTTTGTTGACCTACCTGGTAATTACTTGATTTGTAGCAGCAATCCCAAGCAGCCCACTGTTTGCCATTCTTGCCTGTGCCAGTGCGTAAAATTCTCTGCTTACCACATGCGCAAGTAGGGATATCTTTGTCAGTCGTACCGCCTATAATCTCTTTCACAGTTTCAACCGCCTGTTCTGATGTTATTGGCATGGCCACAGTCTTGATTGTCCAAGGGTCATCTTCCTTTACGACAGGGATATATTTTTCGGGTTTAGGTTCTGATAGTTTGGCTCTTGCCATGTCTTGAACTGTTGGTTTGTGTTGGGTTTCGAGGATAAGAGATAATGCTCGGCCAATCGCTGACGTGACAGTATCTTCAACGTAAAACTTACGCATCGAAGCATTAAACGTACTTGCATCTCCAAAAGCGTAATCGACAGCAGCAGGAAGCGTATCTTCATGCTCGCGGTAAATTTGGGCTGATACAAGGATATGACCTTTTTCAGCATTAAATTGAATGACATCTGTAACGATTCTCCCTACTGGATAAGCAACCTGGAAACGACGGATGCGTGAATTGACATCCTCGTAATTAGACAAATCAAACATATAGTTCATCCTCTTCTATTTTTAACTCGCACGCCATGGCCAGGTAGGCGCACGCGTCTATATAGTGGTCAACGATTCCTGGACTTTCTTGGATTCTCGCAAGTTTGACTTCGACCATTGCAAGACATGCTTCGTAGTCTGCGATTGGGAAACTGAATAGATTGGTAAGCCTTGCAGATATCCGACCTTGGTTAATTTTCGGTGAACCATAGTCACGCTGACGAACTTGCATAATGTCCGTGGCACTTTGTAATACCTCACTTGCCTTCATTATTCTCTCCAAAATTCTTGACGTGAAACCGCACGTCCACGCAGATAGCCGTCACGATGGCCTTGTTCTCTTCCGATGTTGACTCCCATGAGGTAGCCGATTGTCAAAAATGTCATACCAAATACAAAACATAGAAACGGTGACATTAGTTCTCCCAACACATTGACTGGTAATCAGTAATCAAGCACCATTGGCCTAACGCATCATCAAAGATTTGTTCGAAACTATTGCCAAAATCCTGAAGGATTGTGCGTGCAGCCATAAGAGTTGCGTAATTGTCGAACCAATAAATGTAATCCAAGTCGTAATTGACTGGACCTTCGAAACGTCCGTCCTGTGCTTCCCAGTTGTTGCCTTTGAACTTCATGGATGTTTCGTTCAGGTTCTCAAAGTCCTGTGCCATATCCATATAGATTGCTTTCATTGCGCCCATCTGTTGCCCCTTTTCCCAATTCGTTCGATTGGTTATGGCATTAGTGTTGCACAGGATTAGGCTGAGTCAAGCCTATTTTGATAACGAAACGGTAACAATTCTGCGTCATCCATTTGGACATCTATATCCCTGCGAACAGGGAATATGTCGTTAGCGAGGCCGCCCATAACGCTTACCGTGGACCACGAATGTCCCATCCTTCTCGACGTAAATCAGGTCAACCTGGACATTCTTGCCTATCTCTGTGACGATGGCGAAGGCTTGCTGCCAGTTGGGCATAGAAACGTATTTAGCGGCCTTTACTGACATTGCGTGTCCCACTTCAACCCCGTGGAGAACGCGCCTCACAGAGCCGTTGTAGGCCTCAGAAGAGGCACTCCTGCCAGCGCGATGCGTATGCCCCATAATGGTCGAAACGCCTGCCTTTTTGGCTTGGTTCAAAGCGCTCATTCCAGGGTTCGGATTCAACCCACCTAAGTCACCGTGGACAGCAATCCACCCACGCGCTATTGGGAAGGCTTCCTTATGAAATTGGATACCTAGTTCATCTAACTTCATGAACTTTTCAAACTTTAGTTCTGGCAAGGATAGAAAGGCAGGAATCTTCTTCATGATGACGTTGTAAAGGCGGTCCGTATGATTACTGCGAACGGAATGGGCTTCCTTGGCGTACTGAGTCAATCGCCATAACACATCAACTGTGTGGTCGCGGTCATCCGCTAGTGTCTGTTCGTACCAGCCTGGAGTATTTTCAGTCCAACGGCTTATTTGTGGGAGGTCA